TTACTACAAGAATGTTATTAATGAAAGATCACAATTTGTGTGGTGGACAGCGCACCCAACTGGCATGACAAATGCTGGTAGGCCAGCGGCTGGTGTAAACTTTGGTCTTGGTTCTCAAGCTCGCCCATTTAATGACTCACTAACAAACGGCCGCGACGGTGCTACACCACGTTCAGCAGATTATATCAATGGGTTTAATAAGTTTGCAAACCCAGAAGAGGTTGATGTTTCTCTAATTTTAACTGGTGATGGTAATGTAACTAAAGCAGTTCATGTTATCAATAATATTGCTGAAGTTCGTAAGGACTGTATTGCTGTTATTTCACCGAGAAGAAGTGATGTTGTAAATAATTCAACATATGTTGGTAAAGAAACGGATGATAGCATAACCTTCCGTAACCTTCTTCCTTCATCATCATATGCGGTGCTTGATGGTGGTTACAAGTACATCTATGACAAATATAATGACATCTATCGCTATGTACCACTAAACGGTGATACTGCCGGTCTTATGGTTCGCACGGATAACGAGCGCGACCCATGGTTTAGCCCGGCAGGATTTAATCGTGGTCAGGTAAAGAATGTAATCAAGCTATCATTCAACCCGACTAAGTCCCAGCGCGATCAGCTATACAAGAATGGTATCAACCCAGTAGTAACATTCCCCGGTCAGGGAACTGTGCTATTCGGTGATAAGACTCTTTTGGCTAAGCCTTCTGCATTTGATCGTATCAATGTGCGTCGCCTCTTTATCGTACTTGAGAAGGCCATTAGCACCGCAGCTAAGTTTACCCTGTTTGAATTCAATGATGAATTTACGCGCGCTCAGTTCCGCAATCTGGTCGAGCCATTCCTACGTGACGTACAGGGTCGCCGCGGTATCTTTGACTTCCGCGTGGTGTGCGATGAGACTAACAACACACCAGAGGTAATTGACCGTAATGAATTTGTCGGTGATATCTATGTTAAGCCGGCAAGATCGATTAACTTTATCCAGCTGAACTTCGTCGCGGTCCGCACCGGCGTCGAGTTTACCGAAGTTGTCGGTCGGGCATAAGGCGCGGTAAGAGGGAGATAAGACATGCCATTTAATGTCTCAGAGTTTGCGTCGGCCGGGCTCCCATTTGGTGGCGCCCGCCCCTCGCTCTTTAGTGTAATTATTGATACACCTGCAGGTGTACCTAACGTAGGTGCCAGAACTTCATTTACATGCCGCGCTGCTCAGATTCCACAAAGCAGCGTTGGTGTAATTGAGCAGGCTTACTACGGTCGCCGTATCAAGATTGCTGGTACTCGCACATTTGCAAACTGGAGAGTTGATATTCTAAACGATGAAGATTTTCAGGTGCGCGCGGCCATGGAAATTTGGAGCAATGCTATCAATACTCACCAGTCAAACTTGAGAGCACCTAATCTTGCTACTACATCATCATATAGAACAACTGCTACTGTAACTCAGTATGCAAAGACTGGTGAGGCGCTTCGTACATATCGCTTTGTAAATATCTTTCCAACAGAGGTCGGCGCCATCGATCTTGCATGGGAAAATGGTGAGCAGGTTGAGACTTTCCCAGTTGAATTTGCTTATGACTACTGGGATCTAACAACACCTGGCAATACTGGAACGCTTGCGGTATAACGGTATCCCGCAACGCGGAACTAACCGATAGGTCCGCTAAATATAGCGGACCTATTTTTTTGAGGACTTTTGATGGCTATAGAGTTATTTGGCTTCCGCATCGGTAAAGCTGAGGATGAGGCCAAAAAGGCCGTTCAGATACCGTCATTTGTTCAAGAGCAGAAAGATGATGGTGCAGTAGAAATTGCACCCGGTGGTGCATATGGCACATTTGTCGATCTGGAAGGTACAGCGAAAAGCGAGGCCGAACTTATCTCTCGCTATCGTGAAATGTCAATGAATGCTGAAGTTGAAGCTGCTGTAGATGATATTGTAAATGAAGCTTTAGTTACCGATGCAGATGCCAGTGTAATTCGCATTGTTATGGATGATTTAAAGCAATCGACTAGAGTTAAGAAGCGCATTCAAGAAGAATTTGATGAAATACTTGAGCTTCTAGATTTCTCTAATATCTGTTATGAGATTTTCCGTCGTTGGTATGTTGATGGTAGACTTTACTATCATGTCATGATCGATGTAAAAAATCCGCGCGAAGGTATTAAAGAACTTCGTTATATTGACCCTCGTCGTATTCGCAAAGTTCGTATCCCTCAAAAGAAACAGAATAGCGATGCAGCCAAAGATAAGAATCCTACGGTTCCGGCATATTCTGAATATTATCTTTATAACCCATCCGGTCTTGCTGGTGCGGCCCATTCGCAGGGCGTGAAGATTTCACCAGACTCAGTTTGTTATGTAAATTCAGGTCTACTTGACAATAGAAATCGCATGGTCCTTTCATATCTGCATAAGGCTATCAAGCCTCTAAATCAAGTTAGAATGCTTGAGGATGCCGTTGTAATTTATCGTCTTAGCCGTGCACCAGAACGTCGCATATTCTATATCGATGTTGGTAATCTGCCTAAGCCTAAGGCAGAACAATATCTTCGTGATATCATGATCAAGCACAAAAATCGTCTTGTCTATGATGCATCAACTGGTGAGGTCAGAGATGACCGCAAGTTCATGACAATGCTTGAGGATTTTTGGCTACCGCGCCGTGAAGGTGCGAGAGGTACCGAAATTACAACTCTACCTGGTGGTCAAAATCTTGGTGAGATGACTGACGTAGATTATTTCCGTAAAAAGCTATATGAAGCTCTGTCAGTTCCTATCTCACGTCTTGATCCTAATGGATCATTTACACTCGGTCGATCAAATGAGATAACCAGAGATGAGGTTAAGTTTTCTCGATTTATTGGTCGTCTGCGCCATCGCTTCACAATGCTTTTTGATCACCTAATGGGGATTCAGTTAGCCCTTAAAGGTGTCATGAGCCGTGAAGAATGGTATGAAATGAGATCATATATCAAATATGATTTCCAAAAAGATAATTATTTCTCTGAATTAAAAGATCAAGAAGTTCTTACATCAAGACTACAGCTATTGAATACTATTAGCCCATATGTTGGTGTATATTATACAAAAGAATGGGTGCAGAAAAATGTTCTTCGTATGTCTGAAGATGAAATTGAAAAACTTGGTAATAATATGGAAATAGATAGTGCAGATCAAATGGATCAAGCCATTGCTGCAAATAAATCTCAACCTGAAATGATACCAGATGAACCACCCGAAAAGAAAAAGCAAGATACTAAAAAACCAGCACCTTTCTCAGAATCTTTTGATGATGGTATTGTGGCTCTTACCGAAGATGATAAAAAGTTAATTGAGAATATGTCTCAGGTATTAGAATCTATTGAAGCTGATGAGTTTATAGATATCTCAAAGATTGATCTATCTGATATTGATATTGATGATAAGCTCAATGGCATAAAAAGAGGGTTAAAGAAGTGACTCTATCTCTAGAAGCAGCAAAGATCCTCGCCGCAGCTATTAAGGCTGCGCAGAATGAAGCAGATCGTGTAGAAAGCAAGCTGCTTGGAGAGATTCGTCAAATCCCACAGGGCCCAGAAGGTCCTCGTGGTCCCGCAGGTGGCCCGCAAGGTCTTAAGGGTGATCGTGGTCTACCGGGTATCCCTGGTCCGCAAGGGCAGCAAGGCCCAAAGGGTGAAAAGGGTGATCGCGGAGATATAGGGCCTGCAGGCCCTAAGGGTGATCGTGGTGATGCGGGTCCTCGCGGCGAAGCTGGCCCACCAGGCCCAGTTGGTGATGTGTCTGCTGTATCCAAGCAGCTAACAGATAGATTTGAACAGCTATCTCAAAAGATTAGTTCTCAAACATCAAGACTGGCCATGGTTGGTGGTGGCAGTGGGTCGGGTGAAGTTCTACTAAGAAGGCTTGATGATGTTGACTATAACTCGACATTAACACCCACCGATGGTCAAGCTCTAGTTTGGAATGCAACGCTAGGTAAGTGGCAAGCTAATACAGTGGCCGGTGGTGGGGGTGGATCAACCAATAATTTTACTACCACTATTCAAACACGCTCGATAATTCCTGCGTCAAATAATATTTTTAATATTGGTTCGCCTGGGCGTAGATATGGTAATCTGTATCTAAGCGGTAATACAATTTTTCTTGGTAATTCTACTCTTCAGTCTTCTGGTACTGGTAGATTAAGAATAATTACCAAAGATGGTCAAACTGAAACATTAGTTGCTAATGCTCATCTAGTTGCAAATTATACGAAGAATTTTAATCCCTCAACGTCAGGGACATTTACACATAATGGCAATTTAAATGCTACGGGTAATACCGTATTAGGTTCTAATAATAAACAAACTACAATTAGAGGGCTACTTACTACTATTGGTAGAGTAGAAATTACTACTAACCTTGGTGTTACAGGCAATACTCAGATTAGTGGTTTAGTTGCTAATGGTTCAAAGGGGTCCCCAAATCAAGTTTTAAAAACTAATGGCACAACAATATATTGGGGTAATGAATCTGGTGGCGTATCTGTTAGCACATTTAACGCCGCGCTCGCTAATACCAATGCAGCAATTAGAAATAGGCTGCAGGTTGCTAATGCGGCTGCACTTTATACGACAAAAGCATATGCCGCATCAAATGCTTATGTAAAGCAAATTCTTGCTAACACCAATGCTTATATTGCATCTGTAGTAGCTGGTGGTGGTGGCGTTTCTGAGGGCACCTTCAATGCTGCTTTAGCTAACACAAATCTTGCTATTGGTAGACTAAACACAAATCTTACTGGTACCAATACTGCAATCAGAACACTTGTATCCGATAGACTTCAAGTTGCAAATGCTGCTGCAACATATCAGACACGTGCGATTGAACGCGCTGCGCTAGCCAATACTAATCAATCAATCACAAATGTTCGCAGCAATGTTCAGGCAACTAACACTGCACTTCGCACATTAGTTTCTGACCGTTTACAAGTAGCAAATGCTGCTGCGACGTATCAGACACGTGCAATTGAACGCGCAGCACTTGCTAACACCAATGCATCTATTGCAACACAAGCAACTAGAATTACATTAGTCAATAGCAATCTTATGAGCACCAATACTGCGCTTCGTGCTTTAATCGATGATAGGTTGCAGGTTGCTAATGCTGCTGCAAGATATGCAACCAATACTTTCTCGCGCATAATTGTTGGCGCTAATAGTATATTTGCAGATAGCAGAGGCGATACTTTAACTCTTGCTGCTGGCGCAAATATCACCTTAGCCGCAGACCCTGTAACCGACACAATTACCATATCTTCAACCGGTGGTGGCACAGGTGGTGTTTCTACTAGCACCTTCAATGCTGCTCTAGCAAACACAAATCTTGCAATTGGTAGACTAAACACAAATCTAACTGGTACCAATACTGCAATTAGAACACTTGTATCTGATCGCTTGCAAGTAGCTAATGCGGCAGCAATTTATCAAACAAGAGTAATTGAGCGTGCAGCACTTGCTAATACAAACCAGTCAATTACAAATGTTCGTAGCAATATTCAAGGTACTAATACGGCGCTTCGCACGTTAATTTCTGACCGTCTGCAAGTGACCAATGCTGCCGCAATTTATCAGACACGAACAATCGAGCGTGCTGCACTTGCTAATACCAATGCATTTATTCGTAGCCAACTTGCTAATACCAATGCATCAATTACAACACAAGCTACTAGAATTACTCTTGTAAATACTAATCTAGTTAATACCAATACTGCACTTCGTACATTAATTTCTGATAGATTGCAAGTGGCTAATGCGGCAGCAATTTATACAACAAAAGCATATGCTGCGGCAAATGCTTTTGTCAATACTAATTTCTTAAATAAAACCACATCAACACCTCAAACTGTGGCAGGTAGAGTATCATTTAGCGCAAATGTCAGTATTAGTGGTAATTTGTTTGTTTCAGGAAATTCTACATTTGTTAATAAAACTACTGTTTCTACCAGTGATACTCTAATTGCGCTTGCAAATAATAATACATCCGATATATCCGATATTGGTTTTTATGGTAATTATCGGAACCCATCAGCACCTACAGTTAATAATTATACAGGCGTGTTCCGTGATTCTGGGACAAAAGATTTTTATGTATTTGGTAATTATACAGTAAACCCAGATGTAGGAATCAATATATCTCACGGATCGTTTGCTTTAGCAAATCTTAATGTTGCACAATTAAAGGCAACTAGAGTCCGTGTTGGTGGTGTTGATATTGATAGCAGATACGCACAGAATACTGCAATTAGAACACTTGTATCTGATCGTTTGCAGGTAGCCAATGCTGCGGCAATTTATCAAACACGCGCGATTGAACGGGCCGCATTAGCCAATACCAATGCATCTATTACAACACAAGCCACTAGAATTACATTAGTTAATAGCAATCTTACTGGCACAAATACAGCACTTCGCACGTTAATATCTGATCGTCTGCAGGTAGCAAATGCTGCTGCCGTGTATCAAACCCGCGCGATTGAACGGGCCGCATTAGCCAATACCAATGCATCTATTACAACGCAAGCAACCAGAATTACACTAGTTAATAGCAATCTTACTGGCACCAATACAGCACTGCGTACATTAATTAATGATCGTCTTCAGGTATCTAATGCGGTAGCAATTTATCAAACAAGAGTAATCGAACGCGCTGCACTTGCTAATACTAATCTTTCAATTGCAAATGTTCGCACTAATATCCAGGGCACTAATACTGCACTTCGCACTTTAATTAATGATCGTTTGCAGGTAGCCAATGCTGCGGCAATTTATCAAACAAGAGCAATTGAACGTGCGGCACTTGCTAATACTAACCTTTCAATTACAAATGTTCGCACTAATATCCAGGGCACTAATACTGCACTGCGTACTCTAATTTCTGATAGAATGCAAGTAGCCAATGCAGCTACAAGAGTTAACCCAACAACATCTGGTCTGCTAGCACATACTGGTCGTGCAACTATTACAACAAATCTATCAGTTTCTGGTAATACATCACTTGGTGGTTCCTCTCGCCTTCTATCGGTTCTTGGTAGAGCAGCTATTACTGGTCGCTTGTCTGTTAGCCAAAATCTAGAGATTTCTGGTAATACAGTATTGGGTGATTCGACTGTTGCAACAAGCCGCACCATTGCAAATGGTCTGCTAAATGCTAACGGCAACTTTATTGTCGCAGGTAATACGACACTAGGCGCTGCTGGTAAGAGAATTACAACAACTGGTCTGCTAGCACATACTGGCCGCGCAACAATTAGCACAAACCTTACTGTTACTGGTAATACTTCAATTAACGGTAATTTTACTTTGAATGGGAATGGTCGCACTCATACTATTACAGGGGGCGGAACCACAGTTGATATTAGCCCTACTGGGCTTGGTACCGTTACAATAAACCCAACTAGTGGTACAACAATAGGCGCTGCTGGTATAACCACAACTATCAATGGTACACTTGCAGCAACACTACAGACACTATCTCAAAATCTGACTGTCTCTGGTAACACTACGTTTGGTGCTGCAGCAAAAGTAACATCTATTACTGGTCTAGTATCAATTACCGGTAGACAAACAATTAACAATAATTTGACTGTCTCTGGTAACACAACACTTGGTGCTACCGCTAAAACAATTACTACAACTGGTCTACTTGGTCATACTGGTCGTATGACAATCAGCACCAATCTAGCAGTATCTGGTAATACATCCACCAATAAATTGACTGTTACAAATGCATTAACATCATCTGGTAATACAACACTTGGTGATGCGGCCGCAGATATTTTAACATTGGGTGGTAATACGGTAACAATTAGCCCTGCGGTGCTAAACTTTAGCAGCGGCAAGCTATTCATTCAGAAAAATGCAAGCCGAGTTGGTGTGAATACCGTAACACCAAATACAACGTTTGATGTTGCTGGTATTATTAGATCGTCAACTGGTGGATTTAGATATCCAGACGGTGCAACAACAGCAGCGCCATTGTATGTTTATGACTCAGCGGGTGCGCAACTATATCCGTAATTGAATGGAGATTATTATGATTAGATTTTTAATTACAGCTTTGATTGGTATGTTTTTGTTTAGTAATATCACATATGCACAACAACCCTCGTTACACCCTACTAGACCTATTAGGGTTGTTGTACCATTTGCACCCGGCGGCGCATCCGATCTTGCTGCGAGAATAACCGCGGAAGGTATGGGCGCAGTTCAAACAAGAAATGTAACTGTTGAAAATCGATCTGGTGGTTTTATTGCAGTTGGTGGTAATTTTGTAAGAGAGCAACCATCAGACGGACATACACTAATTTTAATTGCTAATGGCTACACTACAACTAGACAATACGTACCAGATTTGACATTTGACCCTAGAGAAGAATTTTCTGTTGTATCTGTCTTGGTCAGAACACCTATGGCTATAATGGTACCAAGTAATAGTCAATTCAACGATGCTAGATCATTAATTTCTGCTATTCAATCACAACCAGATGTGCATACTTTCCCATCGGTTGGTGGTGGTGGTGTGGCTGCAATGGTGATGCATCTATTTCAGCAATCCATCAATGGTGCGATGGTAAATGTACCATATAGAGGGTCTGCACCGGCGGTATCCGATTTTGTTGCCGGTAGACTTTCTATGATGATTGATGGCGTGCCTTTGGCTATACCTTTAAATAATAATGGCGCAAGAATAGTTGCTGTTACATCGGGTCAGAGAGTGTCATCTTTACCAAATGTCCCTACATGGCGAGAGATTGGTATAAACGATACCTTCTATTCTTGGCAAGCACTATTTGTAAAATCTGATACACCTAGACATATTCGTGAGCAATTAAATGCTATCATAAGACAGTCATTACAAACAGACGAGGTAAGACGCAGATTTTTAGGCGCGGGTCTTGAAGAATCTAATATTCTATCACTAGATTTACCGGCTAGCGAAAGGTTTGTATCAGAAGAGGTTAATAAGTGGAGAGGTATATTTGGTAAGTAACCATATTATAAATATACCATGCAAATAGGAGCAAAATTGTAATGTCGTTTGAAAATTCAATTAAAGATGCAGTTGACAGCCTTCGCGACGGTAACCCGGCAGAATTCTCTCAGTATATTAAGGGTGTTCTGTTAAATAAGCTTTCCGATCGCATGGATGTAGAGAAGGTTAGCATTGCATCGCA